TCGTTGTTGGGTTGATTCCAGTTGTTGCCTCTTCAGGCTCCTCAATATTTTCTACGTGTGTTTTCTTGTCAATCAAACGTTCAACAAGTTCGTCCTTGGAATATGCTCCTACACCTTCTACACCACGTGCTGTGGCGGCTTTACGAAGGACACCAATACTCATAGACCGCATCTCGGCTTCAGAGAACGGTTCAATCTCAACAATTTCAGTCTCTATAGCAGGCTCTTCAGAAGCGCTTTCCACATTGATAGGGACCAAACCATTGCTCAACTCTTGAACAGGGATACCCATATCATGGGCTTTAAACACAAAGTTCATAAGGTTTTCTTCATGGTCAACATCCCAAAGGACAAGGAGTGTTCCCTTTTTGCTCTTCAACGTAGTGAGTATTTCTAACCATGCATCACCACCAGTGACATCAAAAACCTTTGAGGCGTTATCCACAAGAGCCTGTGGAGCATTGCTCTTAACATAGGCAATGTACTCTGCTTCATTATCAATCATGAAGTCATACACACGGTCTTCGGAACTAGTTGCTCCCTTGCGTGGGTAAACGAGAAATACGTTATTCTCCACACCTATTTCGGAAAGACCATCTTCAATGATGTTCTCTCCACATTTTCCGCTTCCAATGATTCCGTAATGCGCCATTTTGTATTCCTAACGTGTTGCTTTGCGTTGTGCCCAGTCTCCTAAAAGTGTTAGCAACCTGAGCAGACCATGTACTGTACCAGCAATTGTTGCAATCACCAAGCCACTTAGGGGAACATTGGGAACTTCCAGGAGAAGTGTAGACACATAGCCCAAAAGGACACCAAAAACAATCTTTACCCAGGGCATTGCTTCTTTAGGGGTAAGTACATCCAGTATTTGTAACATTTTGTAGACTGCTAGTCCAGCAATTATATAATTCATCTTTTACTTTCCGCTGTAGTAATCCCATTCTAGGGTGTAATCTTCCACCATAGTCACAGGAACAATGTATTGTCCAATGACTCGTTCGGTAGTTTTAATAGTACGTTCATGGTCCAAAAGGTAATAGGAATATGAATTGTTGGCACCACCACCGCTTGTATCCCAATAATAGTCAAACGTTCCTCCACCCAAAGTTCCCGTTTGGATAGGGACATATCCACCATCACGGGTGTTTCCTGAGAAATAATCACCGTCTGTTGCAGGCTCAAATAACCAATTACCAATTGTAATAGAACTATTAGGTGCCATTTCAAACACTAGAACTGGTACGGAACTTGCTGTTGCAGATGCTCCAGTTGTAGATGGTGTGTATTCTAAACTTGGGCGGTAGGACAAATTATTAAATGTGTACTTAGGGCTTGTGTACCATGAATCATCGGCAAATAAAGAAGCAGGCCAAGTTGTTGTAGTTTCCCATGTGGTTCTTACAGTGTTTGTAGATGTGTGTAAAGCAGAAAAAGAAGCACCAGATGTACTTGAGTAATCATAACTAGTTCCGTATGTTTCTGTACCAAGGTATGGAAAGGGAATCCGTGGGTAAACAAGCACGGTTCTGTTTGCATAAGAACCACTGGGCATTTGAATTTCAATACTGTTGTCTAAGTTTACAAGTCCTCCGCCTGCTGCTCCAACAGATGGGCTAGAGGTGCTAATAACATCTGAACCATACACAACAACACCCCAAGTAGCAGTTAAGTACCTTTGGGCGTAGACGGTGCTACCACCTTTGGTTACTGTGGCTGTTGTCGTTGTAATAGTAGTGTCTACAAATTCTGGGTCTGAAATAAAGTTAATTCGTTGTGCGTAGATATTAAAGACATGGGGTTTAGGAAGCGCACCGTCAAATTCATATTCAACACGACAACCTGTTAGTGCTGAAATGTAAGAACAGATATTTGAAATTGTTCCTTTTTGTTGACGAAGTGTTCCAATGTTGTTTAGTAACGCACGAACTTTGCTTGTACCTAAATCGTCAGTTGTTATTTCTAATCCAACTTCTTTAGCAAGTTGTTGTAGTGCTGGTGTTACTGCTAACTCAGGGTCGTTAGATAGAGCAACACTTTCAATAAGTGTTCGTGTGCGGTCTATTTCATTACCAAACAATTCAAGAAAAGCATACAAAGGTGTATAACCATTTGTAAGGTCTGGTTGAGCATAATCAAGAGTTTTGTAGTATTCAGGAATATGTTGCCATAATGATTCAACAGAACCATAAGTAATAGGTATTTGAATATATAGAGTTGCTACACGTTCGTACCAGTAGTCTGTGGTACTGCCATATTTTACAAACAAAGAATAATAAACCCAACGACCCTCTTGTACTACAGGAATATCATCATAGATGTTAGTTGCAGTTGTAGCCGTAATAATTTGCACAAGACTACCATCACGGATAGTTGTAGGCTCCCCACTAAATGATGAAACAATACGAAGTTCTGTTGGTGCAACTCCTGCACTTACAACTTCAACAAGGGTTTCTGCTAAGGTCCAGGAAAGACGCACAGTACCTTGGTTAATTACATTAGCAGTAAAAGTGTTTGTACCTGTTGTAAAAGTAGAGATAATATTTTCAATAGAAATGCCGTCGGAACGTATTGCATTATCTGTCCCATTATCTTTACGAAGGTTTGAACCAGCGCTAGTTTTACGAAGTGTAAAAGATGTATAAGCCATATTTAAACAAACGTTCCTGTGATACCACCAACAGTTGTTAACGTAACAAGACCTTTTCTAAATAACGTATTGCTAGCCGCCGTTATAGTTGTTGATACTGTTCCAGATTCATTATTATTAAAAGCAGTAATAATTACATAATCAACACCTTGAACACTTTGTATTGCTTTGTAAAAAGCACCAATTGATAATGTTTGCCCAAACAACACGTTGTCAAACAAAAAGAAAGTGTCAATAGCATCTGAAACTGCGGAAGCCACTGAATAAGTAACTGCATTATCCTCAATATAAACAGTTGCAGAAACTTTTACAGCATCTAATGGAACGCTATTAGCAGCACCAACACTAGCACCAACTAATGTTCGTGGTTCAAAGTATTCAATAATTCCATCTTTTATAAAATTTGGAACAGTAATTGAATTACTTGTAGTTGTTAAGTAATCAGATTGAAAAGGAAGACCATAAACTAAAATTTCTGTAGGAGCAGAACTACCAGCAACAATTTCAGATGTTGCTTTAACTACTTGAGGAACTCTTAACGCTAAGTCTTTAAAATCTTGAATAGATACCGCACGGTTTTGAGTTCGGAACATTAAAGGTATGTTTGTTTTCATTGATTCTAATGATTCAGAATCTGTACCACCTGTAGCAACTGATGATGACAAGATAGAAACTGTATTAATATTAGAACCAGCGTCAAATGCTGTAATTCGTCCTGAAGAAATGTTCCCAACAGAACCCTGACCATAACGGTATGAAACTACTATTTCAGCACGGTTGTTAGGGATTTTTCCGTTAACGCCATTTCCAAAAACAACTTGAGCAATACCATCAGCAGCGATTTCAATTCCAAAAACTTTACTGCTTGAAGTACTTAACGTTACATCTGCTGTATAAAAGTATTGAACGTTACTTGGAACCCCACCAGAACTAGGACCTTCAGCAACATAAAGAATAATGCTGGAAGGGATTACCCCTGTGTACCGTAGGTTAAAACGTTGTCCAGCAGTACCGTTGCTGTATGTGTTACGGGTTACTGCCTGTATAGGCGATTCGCTATCTACGTACTTACCTTCAGCAACTTCAACAACTACAGAAGAAACAGAAGGACCCATACTTGCAGATGCAGTAGTTGTATAATAAACCAAAGGTTCATTGTCCGTTGCAGCAGCAACAAATCCAGTATTTTGTGGAATTATGATTGTGTCTGAATGGTTAAGAGTGTTAGCAGATAAAGACACAGAACCAATTGCAGACGTTTGATAAGCAGGGCGATAATCAAATAAGTTTGCTAAAGCCAAAACACTAGAGGAGTTTACTGCTGTTCCAAGATATGTTTCAGCAGCAGCACGGTCTACGTAATAATGAAGAATATCTCCAAGGTATGCCCAGAGGTCTACTAAGACCATTCCAAAATCAGACGAATTGCGGTTAGACCATTCAGGAACAAGTGCTGATGCACGGTCTAAAATATCTTGGCGAATAGACAGGTAATCCCTGCTTGTATAATCAAAACTAGGCATGTTACGCCCCTCCGAACGTTATGTTTGTATTATTTATGTTAAAAGTCATTACTGAACTATCAAATGGCGGTATTACATATTTTATAGCAATTGAAACAGTTGTAGCAGTGTTTTCTAGATATAAAGCATCTGACGGAACGCCAATTTGAACGTCAGTTACTTTTCCAAACGGTAACTTTTCGTTTAAATCGTTTATAATATCCATGCGATATTCATCGTAAATTAGTTGGTCTGCTTCTTCAAATAAAAGACTTCTTATGTTTGCTCCATAATTAGGAACCATTACACGTTCTCCTGGAGACGTAGTAAGTATGTCCATTATGTTTTGTTTCATGACAGAGTCAATATCTGAAACAGTTGATACTCCACCAGTGTCAGATGTAAAAGAAAATGGAATTGCTATAGATTTCATTATTTAAAGCCTACTAGTTATAGACATGGGTATAGTCTTTAGAGGAAACCCATGCATTTCCAATAAGGGCAGGTTCTGGTGGTTCTACATATGTGGCTGTTACCTGTTTTGCTAAAGCAGTGGTTCCAAGACCATCTCTTGCTACTTCTAAATAGGTACGCATATACGATTGTGTTATTTCGTGGCGTACAGACATGACATACCAAAAACCATCAAATTCAGTATTGTATTCATTAATACTTACAATTCCGCCAGGTTTAATACTTGGGTCAGATACCACCTCTAAACTAGCCCTCATTGGGAATTTCTTCCTTAATGCCCCAGTAACTAAACGTGTAGCCGTATCAAAAGAATCAGCATTTACAGTAAGCACATTATCAAATTGAGATTTTAATCCTGTTGCTAAACCAGATGACTCAAAGTTGTCACTATTTGTAACAGACAGCAACTGTCCAGATTTGTCCAACATATGGATAGTGTCAGCAGAACGAGCACCGTCAGTAGTTACAGCACCTATGCGTCCTTCAAATTTAAGTATTTGACCTGGCTGTGGGCTTGCATCTCCCTTACTTCCACGCATTGTTAAAAGCATGCTGTAAGAAACATTTTGGTACAAAGCGCTATAAGGGTCCCAAATTCTAATGTGTGTACCATCCATAAGTACAGAGTAACCAAGAAGTTCTGATGCCTTAGTTAAGAACTTCCAATCTGATTGACCAGATTGTACAAGTCGTGGAAACTTATAAGAGTTATTTGGGACAGACACAGAAAACTTGTATTTATTAGCAATTTGTTTTGCAATGTCAGAAATAGTTAAGTTTTCCCAAATACGAGAATAAGTTGATTTCATGGTATAACTAGAACCAAAACAATAAACACGTGTAGTTTGAAATGGACTTTTGTTTACAATTCCATCATGTGTATTAGCAATCGGTTCCACAAATGTTATATACCCATAGAAATTGAATATATCTTTACCAGTTAATTCAATACTAAATTTAATTGGAACATCAAGGTACTCGTGTATCAACTCCGTGTTCATACCAGCAAAATCAAGAATAGCAAGGTTGTGCATATTTTCTTTTTCTTCAACGGTAATTTGTTGCAAGGTCATGTAATTAACAGGAACGTTGTCAATAAATACTTCTACGTTTGGAGATAATTGAGATGCACTTTTAAAAATCATTTAAATGGAACCTTAATGACTGTCCCTTGTGTTATAAAGTCAGGGAAACCCAAAGACTTATTAAGGTCTGCAATTTTCCAATACAAAGTTGGGTCTTTTAAATGGTCTGCCGCAATTGATGAAAATGTTTCATATTGTTTTGTAACAATAGAAAAGTAAGAATCAATTGTATATGATTTACCCGTTGCAATTACTTTAGTATCTTCATTTCGTGTTTCAGTAGTTTCTGAATAACGAGAACCTTTGATAATCATTATCTGTCTTTCCAACCAGTTGTAGTGGTATTGCTTAAAATAGTAAATTTTAAACCACCATTATCAACTTCTTCCCAAGAAATTCCAGTGCCTGGACTTGATGCTTTGGTTTTAGTAATAAAAATACTGGCAGAAAGAGTAGTAGTGCCCGTGTACGGAGTACCATCTGCCTGTGTAATGGTATAACTAATATTATGTTGAATAGACATTTTTACAATGTTTTTAACATCTTTAAATAATGGCATACCGCTTTGGTTTCCATTATCAGACAAACTAACACCCCACCTGTTAAATCGTGGTGGTTCATTATTTTTTGTTTTATTTGCATTTTCTACAATTTTAGCGTTTGTAACTTCGTCACCCATAGCACCACCACTAGTACTAAAAGTTTTATATGCAATAGGGCCTTGTACTAACCTTTGAACAAGAGTTACTTTATCTGGAAGATATTCATCTAAAGAAACAGATGAATCAAGTGCCCATGTAAATTCACCTTTTGTTACCTTTTGACTAAGCGTTTCAGCAACACGAGAAGTAACTTCTGGAATACCAAAACCACTGGAGCCTTTAAATTCTATATCTGTTCCAAAATCATTAGAACTACGGTAATTATTCCAAAATTCGTGAAAAGAATCAAAGTTATGGGGGTACCCTACAGCAGTGTTTCTTAGTGCTCCTGCTGCTAGTGCTCGTTGTTTAAAGATACTTGTAGTTTCATAAACAAAGTTTGTTCCAGTATTTGCAATGTTTTTTCCAGCCGCTTGCGATGATTCGTTTGCTTTTCTTTCTGCTTCTATGTCTTTTACAGCCGCTTTTAATGCTGTTGTCAAATATGCTTCTTCTTTTGCAAAGCCAATATACAAAGCACGAATAGTTAAGTTAACAGCACAAACAGTTGGTACATAGTTTTTGCTAAATTTAGCAAAACGTACACTAGTTGATTCAACAAAACCTTCAACCATAAACAAAGAAGAAAACACAATACGAATAGGAAGAGGACTAAGAAAAGCGCCGTTTCCAAAGTTCTTTGTAATGTTTGTCTCAAAGCCAGTGGAATCAAAATTAGAAGCACTTTCACCAGTTGTACCAGTTGTTATTGTTTTCTTACCGTCGGTACCTGTGACTGTGGTAACAGTTGTGCCATCAGATTTTATTTCTGTACTGGTTGTACTACCATCTGAGTTAGTTACTGTAGTAGTGCCTGTAGTGTTAGCATTTGCTTGATTTGCTTTATCTGCTGTACTAAAATATGCTTTAATAAATTTTGCTGTATCTGGAGTAATTGACTGACCAATAATAGAATCTAAAACGTAAAGGTCAGCAAGAACACCAAGGCTTGCAACATCCCCATGATTGGTGGTATCACCATAGTTGTCTAAAGAACTTGTTAAAGGTGTAGCAGTATCTGTTGCCCACCCACCATTCTTTAGGTTTGTTGTAGCGTTACGTGCGGAAACAACTTCAGCCTCTCGGTTGAATGTTAATTCAAATGAAAAAGCCGCTGTACCAGCAACTGGCTGAAAGATTTGAGAAGGGTCTTGAAGCAAGGGGTTAGCCACCATTGCGTTCATTTCAACACTGCGGTCAATGGTTGCTGGGTTAAATTGGAAAAACAACCGTCTTTGTTTTACTGTTGCTGCTGATGGGTTGTCAACACCACCAAGCACAGAAGGGTAAATACCTCTAATAAAACCACGCTGTAAACGAGTGTCTACAAGTTGTCTTCCCCTAATAGGGTTATAGACGTCTGGTTGAAAAGGACGAGGAAAGATAAAGTTAGCGTTGTCATCTTTTTGACGGGCTAGAGTTTTACCCTTTTCATACGTAGACCCAAAATTCCAAAATTGATTTGATGCATATCCTGATGGCATTATGAGGACCTCAACATTGTCATTCGTACTTCCTGTTCAAGCATACTTGCAATTTCTTTAGCCATTTTGCGTAAATCAGGGGTAGAGCCTGATGTTTGGATATTAAAACTAGGTGCAACAGTAATAGTGTAGGAGTTGCTAGACGATTGTGCTGTTGACACAGATGAAGGACCTAAGATAGTAGGGTCTCCACCAGCAGAGGCTGATGGGTATGCACTGGATGGTCGTTCAGCAGGTTTCAAGTTAGATGTAGCGTAAACACTTCCAGAACCAATTACTTCACCAATGCTCATTCCAGAGTACTTAAAGGTAGAAGGACCAGAAAGGGATGAACTTATTGAGGTTGCGGAAACTTTCCCACTGCCACCAATTGAGTCACGTGATACTTCTGTAGAACTAGAACCTGAAGCCACAGTTGAATTAGGTGCTGTAGCAGTCCCAGATGCCGAGGATGCTGGTACCCCTTGACCACTTTCATATTCAGACCTACCAAAGGGAACACTGGATGGCTGGACGTGGAAAGGTTCGTCAGTCTGCATACCTTTTTGAGTAGCACCAGTAACTAAACCAAAGTTAGATGCATTGGCACGAATCCATTCGTTTTCAGACTGGCTTAGGTCAGCCGCAAGTCCAAGTTCATGCATAGACAATCCAGGAGGAGCCATTGGAGGACCACTCTCAGCATGCTTGTCATAAATCCAGACTTCACCGTTCCAGATGCGGTCAGCGTCTTTTGTCTTCTTTGTAGTACCTTCAGGCGCTTTAGAATAACGGCGACGGAAAGAAGCATCTTGACGAGCCGCACTACGACGTGCATCTCCAATTTCTAATTTAGGATTAGCAAGAAGCATCTGTTTAAGCGGTTCACGAAGTTTAGGGTCTAACTGGGCAAGTTTAGATTTGTTGTTAGCGCTTAATTTAGCCTCGGGAGGAGACGGTGCCGCTGGAGCAGCAGGAGTTGACACAGGTGCTTGACCATCGGTTGTAGCGTCTCCACCTAACTCTGTATTAGTACGTGCGCCCCAAACACCACGACCACGACCACGGCGACGCACAACACTGTCTACAGGGTCACCACCTGAGCCTGCAAGTGCAGCACCACCAGCGGTTAAGGCTAAAGTAGCGCCACCAGTAGGCACAGCACCCATAGCACCAGCAACCATCATGCCTACACCAGCAACTTTTTTACCTATATTAAAAGCAGAACCAAAAATATCACGATGCTTTTTGCTTGAAATACCTGCTCCTGCAATACCAGACAATTTTTCTTCAAAGGCTTGAAGTGCTTTTGTTGCTGCCTGGGTCATCTTTTCAAATGTGGCAAAGTTATCGTTTTGACGTTTGTAGAAGTTCTCCTCACGGTTGGCTTGAACTCGTGTAGTTTCTTCTGCTTGGTTAGCGTAGTTACCTTCAACACCCATTAACTTACGGTGCTCTTTATTAGATTGGTCGTAGTCGCCCTTACCACCCTTTTTCTTAAAGGCTACGTTTTGTTGCGCCATTTGGAGAACGAGGTCTTGCTGGTCATCTGCAATTCCTGCCATACTCAAGCGAGCACGGGTCATAGAACCTTGTTGAAAAGCACCTTTAAGCATCTTTTCATCACCAAGACCTGTGCGTTTAATTACGTCTTGATAAACCTGCTGGGCGGTTCGTTGCTTTCCACCAATGCCATACATACCTGTACCAAGAGTCATAAACATTTGGTTTGTTGTAGGTGCGCTTGCAAGTGACTTAGTCATACCTGCAACGTCTTCTGTGCTGTATGCATATCCAGAAGCGGCTCTCAAGGCTTCAACAGAACCTGCTTGCTTTTGAGCATTTAAACCTGTGGTTGCTTGTAGCCCAAGCAAAGTGTTAATACCACCCATCCCCAGTTTGTATTTCTGGAGGGGTTCACGGTATTGGTGATAAGTTTGGTTTTGGCTGAGTCCAGTGGTCTGCTGGTACAGCATGTTCATCTTGTCAGCGCCTAGGCTGTACTGAGCACCACGAGCCGCACGAGCATCCATTGCATTGATAGCAGAACCAGCAAGGTTTTTAATACCCTCCCAAGCAGCCGCTTTTGGTGATTGAGGAGGAGCGCCACCTCCGCCACCAGCCTCATTGATAATCATTGTCTTCTGGACGTTATAAGTATTGCCAGAGTTAACGCTAGTAGCGCCTTCTCCAGCACCAGGCATGTAACTGCTACCGCCACCGCCACCCTTAGCGTCCCCAATAGATTTCATGCTCTTGGCTACTTTGCCAAGTTCAGTTGCCCACTTTTTAGTGTCAGTAATAAGGGTAGGGAGGTCTGCCTTGAATTTAGTAATGTGCTTACTAAGTTCTTTAAACTCTTTGTTTAATTCAGTAAATGCAGACTTATCAATTGCGGCTTGGGAGTTGACACTGACTTTGCCGAGGTTTTTACCAGCCTCTGCTTGGTTCCCATTATTAAGTTCGCTCTGCCCAATGGCGTCTTCCATTACTATCCTCTACTTGAACTACGCCAGCGAGCCATTGAATACCAAAAGGCACGTTGACGTACTGTCATATATTTTAGGTCATTTAGACCAAACCCCTGATAGACAGTGGCTATTGACTCGTATTCCAGATAAGTAAACTGAAGGTTAACCGAATAAAAGTGAGACCCAGTCCATTAGAAGAGTTAGTTCTTCATTGCAAACGCCGCACTGAGTTTTCACCTCTTCCATCTTTGGACCTGGAGGGTCAGTGGTTAGCGACTTTACCAACTTGCTTCTATCACCAAGGTTGAGGGCTTTAGCCCAAACCTCAAGGTCTTGTGGCCTATCTGCACCGTCCCAGACGGTACAACGGGCCAACATAATCGTGTTTTGCTCTGCGGTTGTTTTACCTTTTTTAGCAACGTAAAGGCTGTCAGAACCTGTTGGATAATTCAGTTTTATAACTGAACCATTCTTGAGGGTGACTTCCATTGGCTTGTGTAAATCCTTAGAAGGGTTGTTGATTTTGAAGTCTTCATCAAGTTGCAAAGTAACAAAGTTTGTACCTCCACAACTACCACAAGTAACTTCTAGTTCACGTATCCGTCCATAGGTTGCTTTAATAGCACCCAAGAATAGAAGGTCACGGTCACCAATCATCAACTGGTCTACCAAAGATGTATTGTCCTGAATGTTAATATCACCAATAGACACAACAGCACGTGATAACAAGGCTGACATGTATTCGGCGTAGGACAATTCCTTTTTAGCAGATGCGGAAGCCAAAGCCTCTTCATCTTCACCTGTTAATTCACGGACAACTGCTGTTGTTTGCCATGCTTCTGTTTCATAGTTAAACAGACCTTTTAGTAAATCAACTGATGTAATTGGGGCATCATTAACTTCTGGAGCGGGGTCAGATATTACTGAGTTAGCAACATTTGTACTTGACATTTATTATTCCTTTTTATTTAAGTTTTAGTGAGCGCTAGGGAGAGCGGCGATGTCCTCTGGAGTCCATGCCAAAATCCAACCTTCGTTATGAAGAACCATTTCTTGAATCATAATGTTGTTGTCACCAGCGTTCAAACCGCCCATTGCGTAAGCACCAGGCCAGCAGTTAAACAACTTAATGCCCAACTTTGGAGTACCAATGAAAGTGGTTTTTGAACCAATTGCAACGCTGTCATTGTATGAAGCATTGGAGTGTGGGTGGTCATAGACCTTAACAATAATGTCGCAACGGTAGTCAGAACCACCAGTTGAGCCTGGAACACCTGACTGCCAGTTGTGGATAAAGCGTTGCCACTTCCACAGTTGGTCCTGACCTTCAATGATTCCACGTGAGAATGTCACGGGGTCAAAGTCAGATTGACCTACCATCTTGTGTGGGTGTGTGTTCATACCACCCTCACGATATGGAATCATCTCATTACGAACCGAAAGACCTGACATAGCGGCAAAGCCGATATTTCCGATTCCTGGTGCATACTGCGACAAGTTGATGGTATTCGGTGAACCAGGGTTATTTTGGTCCAGTGGGTAAAACTGAACTTCAAATTTAAAGTTACGAATTGGGTCTGTTCTAACGATAGGCATTAGTTACTCCTTAGAGGGTTTCTCTTACGTTGTTACCGCCAATAAATTGGCTGATGTTAATGACAATGAATTCTGCTGGTGATTGAAGTGATACACCAATTTCAATATTTACTTGACCTTGTTCAATTGAGGTGTTTGTGTTGTTAGTAGCGTCACAAGTAATGAAATACGCTTCTGCCGCACTACGTCCCTTGAGACCTCCACTTGCCCAGAAACTGGACAAGAAGTTTGAAATCTTTGCTGTAAGTTCTGCCCACAAACGCTCACCGTTTGGCTCAAACACAGCAAACTGTGAGATGCCATCAATGTTTGCTTTAATGAAGTTAAGGCTACGGCGTACAGGAATGTACTTTGTAATGTCTGTTTGTTTAAGGGTACGAGCACCATTAACAACAACTCCAGCGCCTGGAATGGCTTTCAAGGTGTTGATGTTTTCTGTGTACAGTGTTCCAACTTCAGATTCAGTAAAAGGTGTAGTTAAACCAAACACATTACGGACTTCATAGGCGTAGCCAGCAGGAGCCTTAGCAACTCCACGCTCAGTATCAACACGTGTGTACAAACCAGCAATTGCACCACCAGGGTATGTATTACGAAGTGCGGCAGTTCCAGAAGCGGCAGGGTTTGACATTTGCAGCATTGGGTAGTACACAGCAGCATATGAAGACTTGGTGTACGCCGCAACAGTGCTTGAAATAACGTTAGTACTTGTAGCAGTAATAAGTGGGTCAATAATCAAAAATGAGTTACCACGGTTTTCAACGTAGTTAATCGCATTATTAATAATTGTTGAGTTTGAGATACCTACAAGGTTAAACAACAATTGCCCATTGATTTGGTTAAAGTTATTAAGAGATACAGACCAAGCAGTTTGTGTTGCACCAGCAGTATTGTCTACAAGACTTACACCATCGTCACCCGTTGAAGGGGTTAACGTGGCATTAGTTACAGAGTACGTTGCGCCAACAAAGTTTTGGAAGTTAGATACTGAAAGGTACGATGAGTAATTGTTTATTACGTTTGGAACATAACGAGAATCATCAGGGGATAAACTCAATTCTGACCAA